GGAGGGGGCGGCCAGTAGTGCAGCACGTCGCCCCGATCCTCACCGCCGTCGCCGGCGTCCTGACGGCACTCGCCGGCCTGGTCCCCGTGTGGAGGCAGCTGCGGGCGATGCGCCGCCGGATGGAGCCCCAGGGCGACGGCCGCTCCCTCGCCGAAGGCCTAGCCCGCGTGGAGGGCCAGGTCCACGCCCTCCGGGACGAGCACGCCGGCACCCTCCGGCGCCTCTCCCAGGAGATAGGAGTCGTGGACGCCCGTCTCTCCCGGCTCGAACGCGGCCTTGGAGAGTGACCACCACCACACGAATCTACCCCACCCTGGACTTGACACCATGCCACGGGTGGGGTAGACTATAAGTACAGCAAGGGGGAAAGCCCCCGGAACTGAAAGGAAAACTGAAATGCGAGACAATCGAGGAATCTTCCCCAGAACCTTCACCTCCAACCTCAAGGAGTCAACCGCCTGGCTCGCCGCCAGGAAGGGAATCTCGAAGGAAGCCGCCAGGAAGAAGATCAAGGAACTCCCCTCCTACAAGGGCCTCTACGATCCCGACGACCTGATCCGAATCGGATAGCCAAGAAGCCCCCGCCCCGGCGGGGGCTTCCCCATGCCCGGCTACCCCACCCCACGGACTGTGGCCACGATCACCCCGCCACCGACTTGACAGCGTACCACGGACGGAGTAGACTATAAGTACAGCAAGGGAGAGAAGCTCCCGAGCCGATACGAAAGGAAAACCGAGAATGTACCTCTACGAAGCCCCCAGAGCCAAGGGCATGACCCGCCTGGACGCCGCATGGTGGATCGCCGACCAGACCGGGATCACCCCCGACGAAGCCAGGGACCGGATCCTCGCCGAGCTGGTACCCGCCGACGACGGCTGGTACGACGATGAGGCCCTCGCCGACCTGGCCATCCTCATCCGAGACGACAGCTTCTAGAAGAAACCCCGTCCCGGCCCCTCCCGGGGGGCCGGGACCCCACCGAAAGGAAACGAAAATGACGCTCCGCTCATGGCGTGGTGGCGCCAGTGGGCGTCGGAGGGAGGCTCCCGACATGCCTGAGTTCCACCCCGAGATACTCCCTGACGCCTACAGGCGCATCTGCGAGGACACCCGCCACGCCGCCGAAGTCGGCTACGAGGGCACCTGCTACTACGACCTGGACGGCTACCTGGTCGGCAACCCCGACGGCGCCGCCTACCGGACCGACCTTCACTTCGGAGGCCGCCACACCGCCATCCGGCACATGCCCGGAGGCCACGCAGCCACCGTCCGCGGCCTGACATGGCCACGCTTCCCCAAACCCCGCTACCACACCGGAAAGGAACAGTAATGGAATACAGTGAGCGGGTCTCGATCCGAGACTTCGTCCTAGACTACCTGATCGAGGACGGAGGCGTCATCGAAGCCGAAGCGGATCGCGTCCAACAGGCGCTCGAAGCCGGCCTGGACGGAGACTCCGCATGGTGGGACCCTGAGGCCCCCTTCGCGAAGATCGACGCCTTCACCGGCGACCCGATCCCTCCCGGACACCCGGACACCCGGCTCATAGCCATGCTCTTCCGCGTCTTCAACCCCTACGACCACTGCGAGTACACGTGCGACCTGACGCTCTGGTACGAACGCATCGTGAAAGAAGCGGGGGCGTGATGTTCAAGATAAACAGACCCTGGGATCGTACGGCCGGCGAGATATTCGCCGCCCACTGCGCCTCCTACGTCCTCAACCTCCCACGCGCCATCGGCGCCCGACACGTCTCCATCGGGGACTCCGCCGGGTCTCCGATCGGGCTCTACTCCCCGGCGCAGCTGACCGGGCTCGGAGGCGCCCTCCACGTCACAGGCGCCAGGTTCATGTGCGACCTGTCCGACCTGATCGAGCGTATCTCCGCCGCCGGCGAGGACTACTACGACGCCTGCCACTGCGTATACGACCTGACACTGGAAAGGTACATCAAATGAAACTCACAGCACCCTCCATCCGTACATGGGATCCGCCCGAGACTCGGGCCGTCTACTGGGCCGGCGCCATCCACGCCGCCACAAGGGCACTGGACTGCTACGGCTGCAAAACCTCCCCGATCCGCCCCATCCTCCTGGAAGCCATCAAAGCGGCGTCGGAGGCCCGGTGGGCGATCGGCGCGGAGCGGCTGAGGGATATCGGGGCGATCGAGCCCGACAGCCTCTCCGAGACCGGCATGGCCTGGTACACGATCGGGGGGATCGACGCCCTCACCGACGTGCTGGACGCCCTCCCCGACTCCGTCGTGGAGCACCACCCCGGGGGCCTGAAATCCTTGCAGAACCTCCGCCGATCCTGGATCAAAACAAACCACGACCTGGCCGACGCCTACGCCAGGAGAGTAGGACTGATGAAATAATGAGAACGCCGTTCATGGTGGCACTCCTGGGCCTGGCCTGGCTCGCGCTCACCCTCATCGCCGTCACCACCGCCTCCACCCCGTGGAGGATCGTCCTGACCGTCGCCGCTGCCGTCTACGGCTACGCCTACGGCTGGACCCTCCGCGACTCCGAAATCGAGGGAGGCGAATAGCATGGGGGCTCCCGAGCACGTGGAGCAGCTACAGGCCGCCGTCCGGGCCCTGTCCGCGATGGGCCTGACCTACGCCGACATCTCCGAGATAGAGGGAATCTCCCGCGACACCGTCAACACGTGGGGGAAGGGGACGTCCCGCGCCCACGGGGCCCTCCCGGTGACGAAGGTCGGCCGCACGGCCAGGGTCGTGCACCGGCTGGTTGTCACCCTCGCCGACATCGGCCGCCGTCACGTCCGTGGGGGTGCCGCGAGGGTGACGGTCCGGAGGGGGGCGAGAACGCCCGACTGGGCGCTCCGGCTGACCCTCGCCGCCGCCCAAGGATGGCTCGTCCGGGAGGCGCTGATGCCGCCGGCCGACGGGGAGAGCTACCAGGGTCTCCCTCCGGCGCCGACGATCGAGGCACGGCCGGGCGGCACCTACCCGGACAGCTCCATCGCCTACAAGAGATCCCGGGGTGTGTGGCCCGTCGGCGCAGACTTCAAGATGTCCCCTCAGCTGAGGTTCCCGAGCGGCTACCGGCACGTAGTGGTCGACGTGCCCAACCTGCTCCTGTGGGCGAGGTTCAGCGAGGGGCTGCCGCCGGGGGACTACCCGTGGCGGCCCGACACAACAGGCGAATGACGATAGGAGGTGAGACCCATGAGTTGGAGGTATGTTCCGCTGTCATTTCGATGACGGCTGGCCCTGCTAGACGCCACTAGAACACAAGAGACCCCAGGCGCCAATGCTTGGGGTCTCTTGCCGTTTTGACGGCGCCATGCGGAACGGGCTATACTGTGGGCATGGAAGACAATCGATTCCAAGATGTTGCCGATATGGGCGCCTACAGACACGATTTCAATGAGGCCGCGAGGCAGGCGCATGAGCGCGTGAGCATCGTGGTCACCCCCGACCAGTTGGCCGCCTACCGGTACATGGCCCGCACAGCGTGGGAGCGCCTCCGCCAAGAGGGCCGGTCAAACGGCTTGGTGTGGTTCGATCCCGAGCTGCGGGCAGTGCCCGCAGCCAAGCGCCACCACGGCCCGTACACGGCCGCTCTGACCACCGTCGCCATCGGCGTCGTCCACGAGGCGTACGTCGATAATGATGGCAAGGATAGGGAGCGCGTGATTCCGGGCCGTGCTCAGGTCTCGATCCAGCGCCCCAAGGACGGCGGGAGGTTTCCGGCCCTGTGGGTCTCGGACTTCGACGCCGTCGCCGGCCCGGGCGATGATGACCCCTATCAGTGCGATCGTGTAGACTGGCACGATCCGTTTCGTTAGAAAGGATAGAGAAGATGAGCAAGAATACGCGTCGTGAGCGGGGCATGAACGCCCATGCCCCGCTCACGTCCCTCACCCGCTCCCACGCCCAGCGCGGCTGGGGAGGGTTCGACCGGTGCATGACCTACGCGATGCAGGGTCTGGCCGTGTGCCTGCCGTCGAAGGCGGCGGAGGGCCGCACCACCGCCTACCAGGTCGCCATCGCGTCCCATATCACCGACCGGTGGGCCAGGGAGGGCCTCAAACGGCTCGAAAGGGCCGGGTTGATCAGCTGGGAGCGGGGCGGGATCGGCCCTGACGGCTGCCCGCGCCCGTCGTGGATCCGCGTGGACAAGCGCGCCTATCTGGCGTGGATCAATCTGCGCGAGTGGGTCAAGCGCAAGAAGGACAACGCCGTCGCCCGCTACAGGCAGTATCGTGAGCGGGTCTCCAAGATCGAGCACGCTCCCCAGCCGCCCGAGACCCCGTCTCCGGCCCCCGTCGCTCCGCAGCCCGCTGCGATGGCACCTGTGCAGGCGCCGCCGGCGAGGGAGCGGAGGGATCGGCCGTGCGACCGGGTCTACACGCCCGAGATGGTCTCCGAGATGGAGGAACAGCTTCGGATCCGCGGCTACGACGCCGATCAGCGCTCTAGGATGATGGCCCGGCCCGTCGCCGGCTGGGACGGCTGGGAGACGGTCAAAATCTTCGAACTCAAACACGCCGGCGAAAGCGGGCGTGTGGAAAGCTGCCGAGACCCCGAAGGCCGCCTCCTGAAGCGCTTCGAACGGTGATGGCCTGATCCTCCCGACTGGGCGTCCGCAGCCGCCCGGCCCCATAGTCGAATACCGCCATGTCCAGCCCCCTCCGGTGGTAGGGGGCATTAGTCGTGCCCGGAGTAGAATTAGGACATGGAATCACCATCACCGAGCGGCTCGCCGGACTCCGAGCTGGCCGCGCTGCGCATCATCTCCCACATCCACACGGCCGCCTGGGGCGTCGTCTACCTACGCCGCTCCATCGAACGGGCCCTCCCCGACGACGAAGACCTGACGGCGTCGTGCGAAGCCCTCTTGGACGTGCTGGGCCAGGCCGACGCGGAGGCCGTCCACGCCTACAACCACGCCGTGTTTGGCGCGTGCCCAAGCGGATTCTCGGCTACTCCCATGCGGAACGATAATCCTCACGGAAGAGTGTTCCGCATGGATGGGCTGGAAGATCCCCGGCCCGACCCGGCCGCGACGCTGGGAGAGGCCCGGGATGACGCCGATAGGCTCTTCTGACCATGCGGAACACTGTCTCCACTGCCACATTTCAGGTCCCACGGAAGAGTGTTCCGCATGGACGATCCGTGGGTCTGGCCCGGCGTGCTGCCGCAGACTGGCATCCGTCCATGCGGAACACAGTGCTAGCCTTACACTCCCCTATAAGGGGAGGGAGTCCCCACAAGGGGACTCCGTCCCCTTGGAGAACCCCTGCTAATTAGAGAGAAAGCAAGACGGCGACGCCGATCGGTCGGGGCCGCCCTGGGGGCGGCGGCCCCGCCGCTCGCCGCCTTGGGGAGACAGGAGCTATCGCCTCCGACCCTGGTCCCGGTTCCCGGACCGGGCTGGGTTGTGCGAGGCGGGGGCTTCTCGGACGGGGGTCTGTCCGGCCCCGGGGTGCTTGTGGCGGGGGTATGGATTTGCGGGGTATCTTGATCGAGGGGTATACTCTGGGGTATGAGCAGGACACGCTGGCAGGGCCGGGACCGGCAGCGGCTGCGGCAGCTGGTCACCGACACCTACGGCTGGACCTGCACTCTGTGCCATCGACCGATCGACCCGCACGCGACAGCGCTGCGAGACCGACTGAGCATCGACCACGTACTGCCCGTCGCCCGCGGCGGCAGCGACAGCCTCGAGAACCTCAGACCCACTCATCACGGCTGCAACTCCGCCAAGCGCGACGGCCGCCGGCTCCGCC